CTTTTTTTAGATTAGGATTACCAAGATAGACTGAATCAGTCATTACTTCCCATTTCGTTTAGACCATCTTCCCACCAACTGATCTTAGGGTCTAAAACTCCATCATCTATAATTCTTTTCAATCTCTTATCGTACTCTTCTTTAGTGGGTGGTGCATTGCCGTTCACACCATCAATAACGAATTGAATGGTAGCTGCAGCAATACTTAAACTTGCACACTTACCAATCACATATCCGTTCAACTCATCAATCATAATTGTAGGAGAGGCCAATTTAAATTTACCTACCATCTCATGTGGAACTTTAAAATATAACCCTCCCTCTACAAATATTTTAGCAGGGTATGGATGTAATTTATTGGTATTGGAATCAACCACACGAACAAAATCAAAACCATCAATATCTTTAAATACAACTGCATATCCCTCATTTGTCTCTGGATTTTTTTCTACGTACTCAGGTGGCCCAAACTTATCCATGAGTTTCATAGCAAACTCTTTTGGGCCTTCGTATTTCCAATTTCCTATATCAGTATTTTCTTTAATAAAACTTTTAAATCTTTTCATTGACATAGTACCCCAATCTTACATCTGATAAATTACCATCTGCTTCATATATAAAACTTTCCTTATGAAAATTTTCTATAAATGGTAAATGATCATATTCTTTATAATCAACACCTTTCCAAACAGGAATAATTTTCGTGCCTATATTATAACTCCAAGCTACATCATTACCACTTCTTAGATGTATTTCTATTATGTTTTCATCTTTTGTTTCTATATTTAGGTATTTTTCCGTTTCAATATCATGAATCCACTTAGGGAGATTATTAAACTGTGCATCTACAATTTCCCACATAGAAAACTTTGTTAGATTATCTGTGTTGTTATGAGTTCCCACCATACAATGAAAAGGATGCCATCTTTTATTCTTCTTTACAAAATCTATGCTGTAATGTTTACCGTCAATCCACTCACACCAGAAATAGCCAGGGGGAATATGTTTGTGATGAATAATTTCTTTAGCATGAAGATCAACGTCAAGAAACTTTTTATGAGCTCCTATTCCCATCCCATAAAGATTATAGATAGGTCTTACAATATAATTACCAGATTTTTTTATAGGAACACAAGCAGGGCCACAGTCATACCCTAATTTAGAAGATACTTCTAATTTATTAAATAACCATCTGTATTGAGGGTATTCTTCCCAAGCCTCATAATCCTCTTCAATCATCACTCTTTAACATTTTTTGAAGTTCTGCTGTACTCCCCACAAATAATGCATTGGTAACATTCTTAGGAGCATTGTCTGGAACCTCTTTGAGTTTCTTCATCTTCTCTTGTAAGTCTCCAAGTTTTTCTGTAACTTCCGCAACTTGTTTGATAAGGTTACCGGCAACTTCGTATGTCCTTGGGTGTTCCGACTCTTTAGCCAGTTCAAGAATTCCAGTAATTGCGTCATTTCCTCTTTCCACAAGGTTGTAGAAGTTTTGTCTTTGGTACTCATAATCGTTGTCTACATCCTCACTCATGTCTACCACAGGGGATGCTTGACCAGTGTTTACTAACTCCTGTGCAGGCATTTTGAAAGCAGGCTTGTGTACGTAGTTCCAAGGTTCTTCCTTTATTTTTTCAACATCACTTAGGATACCAAGAGCATTGTCAAGTTCTTTCATGGAGTCTGACATGACATTTATTCTTTATCTGTTCCAGATACAGGATCAAAGGTCTTTGCATCTTCAAAGAATGATGATGTTTCATTAAATCCAAAATTATCATCAGCATCAGCAGTTATTGGACTAGGAGTAACCTTGTACCTCTGTTCTCTTTTTGGAGCATTATCTTTAATATCAGCATACTGGTCAACTTGAACAGTCTTGATAACACTACTAGATGTAACAGGGCCATATAGATAAAACTTTGCTGTAAAGTCTAGAGTATAAATTAAAGACCTTCTCTCTGCAAAATCTCCATCATAATCATCCTCATATGATATACTGTTGAGAATAATAGGAACATCTCTTTTAATCCCCATATCAGTCATATCATTAATTGTTAGTGTATAGTCTGGCTGAAAGAAAGGTAAAATTTGTTCTACAATCTGTAGAGCATCATCAGATTGTTTTGAGAGAATATAAAGTTGAAAACCAATGTTATATGGTACAGGCATATATTGTGTATCAAGTCTATTTGCATTATCTCCCTTGACCTTTTTAAACTTCTGCACTCTGTTTAACTTTCGGGTTGGATCATAAGTAAGATTACTAATCTCAAAACCAATCCTAGGCAAAGTAACTGCAATCTTTTTTGTCAAATCAGGGTCTTCTGCAAGACGAACAAGAAACTTTTGTCTTGGCCCATATGCCAAAGGAACCTTCAAGGTCTGTTGAATTTTTCCATCATTGTCCTTACGAACTAACTGAATATTATTAAATACTGTACCAAATGCAACAACTACACTGCGAATGGTTTCATGATAAAACTGTTGGCCTAACATTAATTTATACTCCCCGCGTCACCAAATGGATTTGATTCAGTAAAGTCTAATACTGTATCATCCAATGTGTCAAATAACTCATTTTGGGCCTGTCGGTCAAGATCATCGTCACCTCTAGTTCCCTGTCCTATTATATAGGTTTCTTGTATAATGTATTCATCACCACCAGTTTCAAGTAGAATACTCTCACCACCAAGGTCTGTTTCATCCTCACCGATAATTTTATCACCATCAGTCTCATCCAACAACAAACCGATTTCAGTTGGAGAATGATGAATGTGAATACCTTGATTAATAGTAACACCAGCTGCCTGTTCAAGAGTAACTTGATGATCAGAACTTGCGAGAGATGATTGATCTTGTATTTCATCAATTTCAGTGATACCTGTATCCAGTGTTTCAGAACTGTAATCAAATATCTGACAAGCCATTTTATAAACTGGAAGGTTGTCTAACTGGTAAAATGGCTCTTCATCTTCAACAGATTTTATCTCAAATAACATCTTAAATATTGGGTGAAATATTAAATCTCCTTCATAAGGCCTATCTAAACCTGTTGGTTCAGTATCCTTTATAATATAAAACTCTTCACCCTCAAATGATGTTGTACCAATGGTGCCAGATTCTTGAAGGATAGCTCCACCAGAATCGTCTGTAGCAGACTCTATTGAAATTTGTTTGGATAGTGTTCTAAATCTGTTAACTGAAACAGTGAATGTAACTTCACTCATATCCTGTAAACCAAATTTACTCATTAACAAATCATTACCACCCCACCCCTGATTATCTTCAACATACATCTCAATTTTTCTAGCGTGTTCAAATTTTGATAAAGCATCTTCACCTAAAATAGTATCCTCAGAAACTTCTACCCTGTCAATATAATGCACATCGTGACCGTATATCTGAATTGCCTCTGCAACCAGATCATTATAAAGGTTTCGTTCTGCAGCAATTGTTGCTATACCATTGGTGTGAAAATGTTTACTAATAGCCATTCTATTACCCTATCATATAATTCACTGGTAACTCAAAGGCCATTTGTATCTGCTCCTCTAATTTGTTTTGTTCTTCTATTGCTTGTGTGTAGATTGCCTCTCCATTCATTGTAACACCACCAAGCATAGCAACACCACTAAACTTAGAGAGGTTTGCTCCCCACTGTTTTTTAATCAATGAGGTTGCATATCGTTTCAGATAGATATCATCAAATATATCAGTGTATGTTGTCGGATCAAGCTTGCGATAACACTCTATAATTATATACTCACCAGCAGTTATTTTATTCTCCCAATCCATATCTAAATACAAACGATTTTGATGTTGATTAAATCTTATAGGTGTTTCCCCTACAAGAATATGCTCTAGAAAGTCTAAGTGTTGCATTGTCATTTGATAATGCATAACTGATGTTGAGGAGAAATCATACAAATCATTTAATCTCAATTGATAACGAACATCAAAGAGACTGCCTCCACCACCAGTATCGGTAAGAGGAAATACTTTTACTACTGAAACAATCGTATCTGGTACAGGTATGAACCCTTTACCTTCTAACCAATCAGCAGAAATACTACTGTCAACTTTATCTGTCACAGATGTAGTTGAGTTTGTTACACCTCTATCAAGCTCTGCTTGAGTTATCTGGTGTTTGAGATACATTCTCTCAATACCATCGTAGTGATACTGAGCAAAATATTGTAATGCCTCATCTAAACGGTCATCAACTTGGTCATCAGACACATTGATATCAATAACTCCATCACCAAGAGAGCGTAAACAATATGATTTTAGTGTTGCTTTCGTAGAAGGTATAGCCATTTTATATTCCTTTCTACATATTTATAATTATATTATCCTGTATTAACGAGCAGTTGCTGGAGCAGAGCCAGCAAATGGGTGTTCAGCAAATGCCATATAGAAATATGTATTTGAATCATTTACGTATGTCTGATCATCTCTAAGTTTAAATCCGTTGGACAACAAGTCTATTTCATAATCAGGCGAATATTCAGCACCATTTTGATCAGCATTTACATTTTTGTCAGCAGGGTTAGTAGGGTCTCTAGCATTATCGTACATAGGCCATCCGCCGGTTGCGTCCATATTTTTGACTATAAGGAAAGCAGGCTTGAAACCTAAATGTACATAGGGCCCATCAACGGCATTATTACCTTCGTATAAGCCAAATTTACTGAAGCCAGGAATTTCTAAAAATGCGTAAGCCATAAATTCATCACCATTTTTATTAACTAGATCATCATTTCCTACTGTAAAATGCGTAGAGGTAGAATCAGTAAATGTCCCCACAAAATCACTACCAACATTTGTAGCAGTCGTATTAAGGTGCATATGA